GGAATCTCCACCTACAGCAACTCGGCTGACAGCTAAGGAGGAATGAACCATGGCTGCCGCCTCTAAGGCTCGTCAGTTCCACACTCAGCAGGTTCACTTCCTGCGGACCCTGATCAACTACAACGACGCGGATGCTCTCACCCGCGTGATCGGGACCATCCCCGCCGGCTCCAACCTGCTCCGCTGCAACACGGTCATCTCGACCGCCCAGAACGCCGGGACCACCAACACTCTGTCGGTGGGCACGACCTCGGGCGGGACGGACATCGTGAACGCCACCGCCGCCGGCTCGGCGACCGCCAACGTGGTCGCCCAGGCTCCGTCCGGCAAGGCGCTGGTTGCCTCCGACACCACCTACTACGCCACCCTCACCCAATCGGGCACGGCGGCCACGGCGGGCGTCGTGCAGGTCATCATCGAGTACGTGCCGCCCCTGTGATCGCGGACCAACCCTGTCGCCGAAGGGCGATCTATGCGGCGAGGGAGGCTTCGGCCTCCCTCAAGGCCGGTGAGGACGATCTGAATGGCGACGCTGGGCGAGTTGAAAACGCGGGTCATCACCGAAACCAACCGCGACGACCTCGCGGACGACCTCGCCACCGCGCTTGATACCTGCATCGCCCAGGCGGTGAGCTACTACGCCAATCAGCGCTTCTGGTTCAACGAGACCATCGTCACGGCCATCTGCTCCATCGGCAGCGAGTATGTGCAGATCCCGGCGAACCTTGTGTGGTTCGATGGCGTCAACTGCCTGGTGGGCGCGATCAAGACGCCGATGACGCGCCGCTCGCTGTGGTACATCGAGAACCTGGCTGGTACGGTCAACACTCATGGCCAGCCGACCGAATACGCGGTTCTGGACGGCCAAATCCGCGTCTGGCCGAAGCCGTCCTCGGCCTACACCCTGACCTTCGTCGGCCTGACCAATCCCGGCGTCCCGGCGAGCGATACGGCGTCCAACATGTGGACGACGGACGCCTACGACCTGATCGCCTACAGAACCAAGTTCCTGCTCTATCGCGACGTGCTGCGCGATGAGGACGGCGCCAGACTGGCGACCGCCGCCGAACAGGAAGCCCTGTCCAACCTGATCGCCCTGACCGGCCAGACGCTCACCTCGGGCCGAATGAGGGCGTCGTGGTAGTCGCCACACCGCCCGCCGTAGAGCCGACCAGCCCGGATTGGTTCCGGCGCTGGGTCATGCGTCTGCCGGACTTCTTCGTCTCACGCTTCGCCTCCGCCCTGTCCGCCGCCGGCCCGGCGCCACAGTTGGAGTTGACCGACACCGCGACGGTCGGCGCGACCTCCACCGTCAAGATCGCCGACAATACCGGCTCCCCCTATGAGCAGTGGGTGGCGGGCTCCGGGATCGTCAATCGCTACTACGACGCCCCCAACCATGTGTTCCGCAGCCGGACCGGAACGGAGTGGGGCCGGATCACGTCGGCCGGGCTGGGCATTGGCGTAGGCGTGGGCGGCTGGTCCAGCGACGCCGTCATGTCCGGCCAACAGGGAGCGTCGTCCGGCTGGGCCGTGAGCGCCTACTATACCGGCAGCCTCCCCGGGTCCGGCTCGCTCCTGGTGAGGGTGGACAGCACGGCGCCGGCTCTCGGGGCGTTCTACTACACCTCCTCGCGCGTCGGCTCGATCACCACCAACGGCTCCGCAACCGCCTTCAACACGACATCCGACGAGCAGTTGAAGACCTTCGACGGGGCCTATGCCGCCGCCGATGCGGTGGCGCTGATCCGCGCCGATCCGGTGCGCCGGTTCACCTGGAACGAGCACTCGGCCGCCCAAGGCGTCGCCGCGGTGGGCTGGGGCGCGCAGACCTCCTACGCCGTCTCGTCAGACCTCGCCACCATGGGCCACGGGGCGCCGGGGGATGAGGGCTACTGCCCCTGGGGCGTCGATCAATCCAAGCGCACGCCGTACCTGTGGGCCGCCCTTGGCGCGGAAGGCGGAGTGCTGGACCGCCTCGACGCCCTTGAAGCCCGGATGGACGCCGTTGAAGCCGCAATCGCCGGAAAGGCCGCCTGATGCCGTCTTCACCGTCCACCCGCATCCGCGCCGAACTCCAGGCGGCAGGCGAGAACCTCAACACCTGGGGCGCTCCCAAGCTCAACTCCGTGGTGTCTCGCCTGGAGGAGGCTATTGACGGGCGCTTCGCCAAGACCCTGACGACCGACTACACCCTGGTCGCCAGCAACTACGTCGCGGATGAAGCCCGCATGGCGTTCCTCGACTTCTCCGGGTCCCCCACGTCCCCCTGCACCGTCACCGTCCCCGGCGTCGAGAAGACCTATCTGGTGCGCAACGCCACCGCTGGGGATCTGAAGATCACGACCGGCTCGGGCAATGTCGTGACCCTGCACACCGGGACCACTTCCGTTATCGCCGTGGATGCGACCAACGTCCGCACCATCGGCTCCAACGCGGACGACGTGGCCACGGCCCTGGCGTCGGCCAAGGCCTATACCGACGCGGCGACCATCGGCGCGGGAAATCTTCCCTCAGCTTCGGGCCTCTCCGACTACACCCTGGCCACCGGCCCGACCGGCGGCGGGACCAGTGGAACCCCGGCCTGGGTGTCCAACGTCAACATGCGCCTGAAGCTGGGCCTCGGCTCGGCGGCGGTGCAGAACACCGGGACATCAGGGGCCAACGTCCCCATGCTCGACGGCGCGAACACCTGGAGCGGCGCGCAGACCTTCGGTGTGGCGCCGGTGTTCAGCGATGCCGGCGGAACGCGAACCGCGCTCGGCCTCGGCTCGGCGGCGACCCAGAGCACCGGGACCAGCGGCGCCACGGTTCCCCTGCTCAACGGGGCCAACACCTGGAGCGGCGCGCAGACCTTTTCCGCAGGCATCACCGGAACCCTGACCGGCAGTTCCACCAGTTGCACCGGCAACGCGGCCACAGCGACAACGGCGAGCGCGTGCAGCGGCAATTCCGCGACGGCCACGGCCCTGACCTCGGGCGACAAGACCATAAACGGCAAGCTGACCACGACCGGCGATGTGGCTATTGGCGGCGCCGTGACCGTCAGCGGCACCACGGGCGGCTTCACCGGCGACGGCGTGACGGTGAACTGCAACCAGAGCTTTGCGACATCGGGCGCCATCCATTCCGGCGGCGCGGTCACGGTGAGCGGGACGACCGGCGGCTTCACCGGCGACGGCACGACCATTACCTGCAACCAGAGCTTTTATGGCGCCGGCGACGGCAGTTTCGCCACCGTGACGAACCGTTCGGATCGGCGCCTGAAGACGGACATCCAGGATGCGCCCGAGACGGGCGGCCTCATCGACCGCTTCCGGGTGACGACGTTCAATATGGACGGCCGTCAGCGCGTCGGCGTCATCGCCCAAGAGGTTGAAGGGTTCTGGCCTGAGGCTGTGACCTTTGACACCAAGCCGTTCAAGGACGGTGAGCCCCTGCGCGGCATCAGCATTTCCGACGTGCTTTTCGCCACGCTCAAGGAAGTGCAGGCCCTGCGCCGCCGCGTCGAGCGGCTCGAGCGATGAGGATGCCTTTCGAGATCCCAGCCGGGCTGATCGCCGACGAAACGGCCCTAGCCGCCGGCCCGGCCTGGTGGGACGCGGACAAGGCGCGGTTCTGGCGGGGCAAGCCGCAGACCATCGGCGGCTGGGAACGGTTCAACGCCTCCACCGTCACCGGCATCTGCCGCAACATCTTCCCGTGGGACGACACGGCGGGCAACCTCAACGTGGCGTTCGGCTCCCATTCCAACCTGCAACTGGCCTATGGTGGTTCGTTCTACAGCCTGACGCCGACGCTGGCCCTGCCGCCGCGCGTGGCCAGCAATCCGCTCTCGACCACCTCCGGGTCGGCCGTCGTGATCGTGAACCATCCTGGACACGGCATGGCGACCGGCGACAATGTCACCGTTTCCGGCGCTTCGGCCATCGGCGGGATCACGCCCAACGGGACCTTCGCCGTGACCGTGACCAGCATCGCGGCCTATCACTACACCTTTTCCTCCAACGCCACGGGCACGGTCGCGGCGGGCGGCGGCGGCGCCGTCACCCTGGCGCCGCAGACGGCGTTTGCGGCCGGAAATATCGACGGGGTCGCGGGATCGGGCTACGGCACCGGGTCCTATAGCGGTGGCCTGTGGTCGGCCGCGTCCGGCGCGTCCACCTATCCCCGGACGTGGGCCTTTTCCAAGTACGGCCAGAACCTGATCGCCAATCCCCGCGGCGGGACCATCTATCAGTGGTTCAACGACACCGGAACGGTCGCGGCGCCCATCACCAACGCGCCGTCCCAGGTCATGTACGCCCTGGTCACGCCACAGCGACAGCTTTTGGCCTTCGGCTGCAACGAGGAGGTGTCCGGGGCCTTCAACCCGCTGTGCATCCGGGGCTCCGACATCGAGGACGTGAACACCTGGACCACATCCAGCGCCAACAACGCCTTTGAGCACATCCTGGAGGGTGGCGGCCATATCGTCGCCGCGCGCCAGGTCGGGGCCTATCTGTTCGTGTGGACCGACACGGCGCTTCACCTCGGGACCTTCATCGGCGATCCCAGCCAGACCTATCGTTTCGACCAGATCGGCGAGCACTGCGGTCTGATCGGCCCGAACGCGGCGGTGATCGGCGGGGAAACGGCGGCGTTCTGGGTGTCGCCGGACCTGAATTTCTACAAGTGCGCGCTGGGCGGCACGCCCCAACTTGTGCCGTCGCCGCTGCAAAGCGACCTGATCAACTACCTTGCCGCGTCACAGCAGGAAAAGATCGTGCTGAACACCGTCTCGGCGTTCGGCGAAATCTGGCTGCACTATCCCGACTCGCGAGACGGGACCGAGAACAGCCGTTACATCAGCGTCGGCACGACCTCCAACGCCAGCCCGGCGACGGCCTACGCAACCCTGGTCGAAGGGGCCTGGTCCCGCGGCATCATGGCGCGCACGGCCTTTGTCGATGCCGGGCCGTTCCAGTATCCGATCGCCGTCGATCCCTCGGGCGTCTCCTACCTGCATGAGCGTGGCCACAGCGCCGATGGCGGGGCCTTCTCCTGGTACATCGAAAGCGCCGCCCAGGCCATCGGCAACGGCGAACAGATGATGATGATCCGGGGCGTCTGGCCGGACTTCAAGGACCAGATCGGGCCGGTCTCGCTGACCATCTACACCCGCAAGTACCCGCAGGACAGCGACCGGGTGAAGGGGCCGTACAGCATCGCCCCGAACCAGACCAAGCGCGACTTCCTCGCCACGGGCCGGATGGTGCGGGTGCGCATCTCGGGCAGCGCCAATCCGACCTATGCCCGGCTCGGCAAACCGAGCTTCGACATCCAACCCACGGGGCTTCAATGAGCAGCATCGACCGCGACATCGAGGACGTGCTGGGGCCGCAGATCGAGCCCGAGCGCCGCCCGGCCCTGGCCCTGGTGCAGGCCGACCGGCCCAAGCCGCCGCAGGAGATCGAGTTCGAGCGTTGCCGCCAATGGCTGGAGCCCGCGCTGGATGGCGGACGCCGGACCATGGCGGACGTGGTCCAAGCCCTCGTCACCGGGCAGGCCCAGCTATGGCCGGGCAAGGGCTGCGCCATGGTCACGGAGGTGCATCAGTTCCCGACAGCCAAGGTGCTTCAGGTGTGGCTCGCGGGCGGCGACGGGGCCGAACTGATCGCCATGCAGGCGGGCATCGAGGCGTGGGCGCGGCTGGTCGGCTGCTCTGAAGTGCTGATCGAGGGCCGTCAGGGCTGGGCCAGGAAGCTCAAGCCGATCGGCTTCGACCTCTACTCCGTCTGCCTGAGAAAGGCGCTCTGATGGGCGACAAGAAGACCACAACCGACTCCACCACGACCTCGACCCCGAACGTTCCGGGCTGGGGCGCGGCCTCGCTTCAGGATCTGAACAGCCGGATCAACGCGCTCGGCAACGTCGATCCGTCGAGCTACGTCGCCCCGGCGTCGTCGTTGCAGCAGCAGGCGTTCAACGGCGCGGCGGGCCTCGGCGGCTGGCAGGGCGACGCCGGCACGGCCTCGGGCATCCTCTCGGGGATCGGCGGGGCGAGCACGGACAAGATCGGCCCGGCGCCCACGGTCCACGCCGGAAGCCTGCTCGACAACCTCGACAGCTACCAGAGCCCCTATACGAACGACGTGGTCAACTCGACCCTCGCCAACTTCGACAAGAACGCGGGCGCGCAGTCGGCGGCCCTGGCCGCGTCTGGCGCCAAGAACGGCGCGTTCGGCGGCTCGCGCTTCGGCATCGCCCAAGGCGAGCTTGGGGCGCAGCAGAACCTCAACCGGGCGCAGACCGAAGCGACCTTGCGCGACCAGGCGTTCAACACCGGCGCGGGCCTGTCCAGCCAGGACGCGGCGCGGCGTCAGGCGGCCGACACCACCAACGCCGCCAACACCATCCAGGTCGGCCAGGACAACCAGAGCGCCCAGGCGGCGGACTTGTCGCGGCGGCTCCAGGCGGGCGGCATGCTCGGCGACCTCTCCAGCGCCGAAGGGGCCAACGCCCGTGCCGACGTGGGCGCCCAGGACCAACTTGGCCAGGAACAGCGCTCCATCGACGCCAGCTACCGCACCGCGCCGATCTCGCTGGCGCAGACCATGGCCAGCCTGCTTGGCGACAACCAGCTCGGGCTCTC